TCAGATAGGAAACCATTATTCGCACTGAAGAAACCAGGATACTTAACGACCGCGCCCGTAACGACTTCCACGGTGGCGGCCAAATCATTGTCCAAGTTAACAGTCACGGACGTGTCGTAGAACGAACCGACCGCCGAACCAGTGAAGCTGTTGTCCCATACGTCCAGATCAACCGTATAGTCGTACTTGGATACAACTCCATAGTCGATCAACTGGTCGGTAGTATCCGCAAGATTCAGGCTATAAACACCGCCGCCAAACGAAACAGAATACGTTGGAACTGATTGTCCAACATTGTACTTCTTCGCAAAGATTGAGGTAGAGAAGGTGGTGGAATAGTTAATACCAGCACCAATCAACTGAGCACTTAGAATAGTTCCTTCTGAGTCAACCGAGTTAATCTTAAGAAGAGCACCTGTACCAGTCGCGGTTTGGATGTTATAGATTTCACCAACCTTAAATCCGAAGCCACCATACTGGATGTTAATCTTGATAGAAGCTAGAACGATGGTACCAACATACGCAGATTGATCGTCCGAGTAGGTCACGGTATTATCAACATCGATTGTACCGAAGTAATTCTTGCTGATGAAAATCTGGAATGTATTTGGATCAACTACCAGTCTGCCACCGTTGTCGAGAATAACCGTTGGCTCAACACGTTCCACGAACGTCTGAATGATGCGTCCCTGGTTGTTAATGTTAATAAGTTTCCCGACCAAATTTGACATCGGGCCGTTAAATTCCGACATATGGACGAAGATCGAGTAAGGTTGTACCCATCTGCCGTCTGACGGAATAAGCATCTGCTGCGACGGATATGTTACATCCGTTTCACGGTCGTACAGCATGCGGAATAGCAACTTGTACGAAGAAGCCGAACCCTTTGCGTCGTATAGGTCTTTAAGACGGGAAGCCTTAAAACGGTTGTTCGCGATGTCCAACGGAATGTTTGGCGCGATTTCATTCTTCAAATGGGTAACGAAGGTCGCTACAGATTCGTCGATGTCGCGAATGGTGTCCATGTCAATGGCAACACCGGCCTGTTCCATGTAGTCGTAGTATGCCTGAATGAATTGGACGAACGTCTGGTATTCAGTACGAACGAATTCAGGAAGTTGCGACGGTACAAGCGTCGAGATTTTGACGCGATCAAATGCCATTATTTGCTCGATGTAAAGGTGTAACCATAACCACCACGCAGGTCACCCAGAGAAGTCTTATCGCTGATAACGTTGATCGTCAGATTGTCTGGATCGATACGTGCGATCTGCGTCAGGGCGGAAACCACGTCGTTAGACTCAGGGTTTACTGTCAATGTTAGAACACCTGTTGGGGTCGATTCGATATTTAGATTTTTAATATCGATGATTCCCTTGCCATAATCGACGGTTCCGATGCTAGAGTTGACCACAATTCCCTTGGCTTCGTTGTTGTCGTAGCATACTTGAACCTTTCCAGCACCATCATCGCGGAGGTAATACGCCTGCGAGTCGTTGCTGAAGTAGAACAGGGAACTAGTAACTGCACCAGGAACTCCGGTCACTTCGATCGGATTGATAAGGTTGATCAGGTACTGGGCCGAAACACCATACTTTGGCGTCAAGGCACGGCGGATAGTTACGCGCGTAATGTTGTTCGTGATCGAAGGGTCAGCGCCATCGATAACTGCGGTCAGCTTGGAATAACGAAGAACGCCGTTGAACTTCTGCAGATACGAATTGTCGTACGAGCTAATGACGGACTTGACCAAACCAGCAATGTCGGTGTAGTTCTTAGTGGTGGAAGCTTCGTTGTAGTAGACCGTTACGGTCAAACCGATGTCGATGTATTCTGGGTCAACCATAACTGGGCTGATCGACACCATGTTCTTTGAAGACAGAATGGTGTTAACGACGTATGACTTCTGCGCGTCGTTTAGCTTGGCAACGTTCTTTGGCTTAACGCAAACAAAGACCTTACCATAGATCGGAGGCACGTTATCTTCACCACCCCAAACTGATACAAATTCAGTTTCAGGCAATTGTGAAAGGATAAGCGATTGATAATCTTCTGTCGTTACGGCACGGTTACGAGCTGAGTAGAACTTCGGTGCGTTGAACTTGATGTTGTCGACGCTTTCCTTATCCGAACCACCGGCTGCCGAAGCAGTAACAGTAATTACTCCAGTACCACCGGCCAATGAAGAACCGCCATACGTAAAGCTCGAGGCTCCATTCACAGCGTCTTTGCTGGTTACGAAGTATTCGATGTGAACGACGTTTCCGTTGTTAACTGCCTTGCCGATAGAACCATCGCCAAAAACAATCTCATACAGACCGTCGTCAATTTCCTTTAGGAAGTATGCGTTGGTAGTTGGGTCAACGTCAGCAATAGAAGATGACAGGTTGAACGTGTTGTAGATATTCGAGTTGGCGCTTTCCTGGACCTTAACAGTGATAGTCGATGTGTCGCAATCAGTGTTGGGGATCAAGAAACGAACACCATCGGCCACGGTGTAGTTGAAGGACAGTGGAGTGCCTTCGATCAAATCCACCGCACTGAACAGATAATTCGTAGCATCGTCAGTTGTACGCACCGCGGTGTATTCGCGGTCTGTGTAGAACGTATAAGTCGTGCCATCTACCGAAGTCGTGAATGGCGAATACTTTGGCAGCGAAATAAAATCTGGGTTCGACGTTGGAGCGATAACTTGCAGATTGATCGTGGCCTTTGCTGCGGAAGCTGAACGTGGTGTGTAGCCAAGCATCTTCGCCAGGGACACTACGCTGTTACGCTTGACGGCTGAGTCTAGGAACGATTCATTAACGGCCAGGTTCGTGTAAAGAGCGTTATAGTGCGTGTTGTAAGCCAGAACGTCCAGCAGAACCGACAGACCGGAACCCTCAAAGTCGTAGTCGGAGAATAGACTCTGACCAGACATAAACTCCTTGAGCGCCAACTTGATTTTGTCAAAGTCTAGCTCGGAGGTATTGATTTTGTTGTTGTTTGCCATTAGCGTGTGCGTTCTAGAATCAGGTCAACCGACAGGGGGATTTCCGTATTAACGATACGGAAGAAAATGGTAATTTGAATCGACGGGCTGTCATCTTCGTAGAACACATCTACGGAAATTAGAACTACTCGTGGTTCATAGTTATTTATCACATCGCTAATAGATTTCTTAAGTCGGATGGACAAAGATGGTCCCGCCAGTTCAAACAACAGGTCGCTTACTGGTGTTCCAATTTCAGAATGGAAAAGGCGCTCGTAAAAGCGCGTCATCACTAGATGCTTAACTGCGGCCTTGATCGCGCTTGCGTCGTACTTCAACGCCACGTCCCCAGTGACGGGGTGGCGTGTGAAGTTCAGGTCGATGTCGGTATATGTACGAGTTGCCATTTTATGCTAGCAGGGTGAATCCCTGTCCGTAAGTCTTGTCGTTAAGCATTGTGAAGGCCTGCTTCGCGGCACCCACGTAGCGGTGAGCAATGTGAATCCAGACGATACGCTGGCTGCGCGAGTTACCAGGGCGACCTGGATCGCGGTATTCAAGAATGATCTGATGGAACGGCAGAGCCGCAGCCAACTTGGTGGCCAGTTCTTGGTGAGCTTGGTAGTCAAAGTTCTTACCAGCCAATACAATATCTACCGCGTTACCCTTCGGGTGATCGGATACCTTGGATTCATTGGCGGTCAAACCAGCGTAACGGTATCCAGAAGTAATGATGAAGCCGCCGCGTCCACCTGGAACCAGGCTAATCAAAGGTTCAAGAACGTTCTCGGCCAAGCCCTTCAGGTTACATACGATTTCTTGCTTCGTATACTTACGTGGAGCTGAACCTCGGCTATCTTGTAGCATTTGATCGGCAAGCACATGCTTCGGGTCGCGAATCAAGTCTGCCAATGTGAACGAGGTAGAGAGCTTGAGGCTCAATGGGAAGTCGTTCATCTGATAGATTAGATCGCAGTTCTGTCCAGAACTCGTTGCGGTGTTAACTGGTGCGGAAGAGGTTTCAGTCGCAGGTAGGTTTTCCGGCGTTGACTTAGGGCCGATGATTTCTGTATCGCGCTTCTGGTGATACGACGTGCCAGCAGGAGTTGCGATTTCTTCTGGCGTCTCGAACGACGTATCAATTTCAAAGTTACGTGGTGGCGTGGTAAGGTTCTGGAAACGGTTGTTCGCAGGGTTACCAAAGCTCGGTGGAGAAGCAGTTGGTAGCTTGTCTGAGGCCTGAACGCTGCTGGCGCCACCAATCGCTGCGATTGAAGGAACTGGAATGTTAGGGTTGGTGGCGTCTGACGCTGAACCGTTGTTCAGGTTAATCGTCGTTGCATCAATCGAGTAGTTACCAGTCGTCTTCAGCTTAAAGTCGCCGCTTGTCGAGATAGTGGTCGAGCCGGAAGTTGCACCGATAGCAATAGACGAAGCGGTCATAAGGATGCCACCAGAAGCAATCTTGGCATCCACGCCAGTAACCATCTTCACAGCCGAAGCCATAGTAGAAGTGGATACTCCAGTGATCTTCAGGTTCTGCGAAGCGCCAACTTCGATGTTGTTATCTCCGCCAATCTTCAAGTCGTTCTTGCCAGAGACGTCTACCTTTTGGTCGCCGCCAATTTTAGCTGTATAGTTGTCACCAACATCCAAGTCAACCTTGCCGTCGATCTTGATGGTTTGGTCTCCACCAACGTTAATTGTTTGGTCATTTGCTACGATAAGTGTATCGAAGTCCCCGACGTTAACTGTACGTTCCGCGCCGATAACCTTATGCTCCCAGCCGCCGACATCAATCTTCCAGTTGCCACCGATGTTCAGATTGAAGTCTCGGGCAACATTCATATCAAGGTCTTGCTCAAGATCAATCTGGGTGTGACCGGCCACGCGAATGTGCGCGTCAGCGTTCACGTAGATTGTCGTGAAACCTTCGGACGTGATATTGTATGCACCCTTGACGTAGACGTAGCCGTTGCGGTCGATGATCTCGTAGCCGTCGCCGACGATACGGTTAACCTGGGTTCCGTTGACGTCCATCTCAACGAACGTTCCTGTACGGTGAGCCAGGTTAACACGTTCGTTGTCTGGCGTGTCGTCCATTTCAAAGACATGACCTGACTCGGAAGCCTTCATGCGGTTAAACGGATAGCGAGCGTTGTAAGGGATTGGTGGCTGACTCCAAGTGCTTCCATCGGCAGTTGGAATCTCAGTTATACGTGTGTTGTCGCGGGTCTGAACCATAGTACCATCCACACGACCACGGGCCAAACGGTTGGTATCCGGTTCGTTCAAGAACTCACGCAGCGGATACTTCATGTTCGGGTCACGGAAACCCAGTACCAGGCTTTGCTGGCGGTCTTGAGGGAAACCGTTTTGTGCGACCTTAACGTTCGGCGGTTGCTCACCTGGAATCGCAGATTGCTCTTGCTTCTGAGGAACTTGAGTGGCTTGTGCGTCC